GTTGTAATCGTCGGTATCTTCCTCAACCACATATTCTTTAAGTGCTTTTTTAAGATTACTGTCGGTACCGCCGAATTCTTGTAGGTCAACATCGCCCAATAAATCTACCAGGACACTCATTAAATTATCAGCAGCTTCTTGGCGATCCTTTACTGGGATGTATTGTTTTAATATGGTGTATGCTTCTCCAAGCACTTCTACGTCTAAACTCATTCTGCGGGTTCCTCTAATATTATAGCAGTAGTCTTTGTTACATGATGTGGATTAACTGTAATGTCTGCCATCACACGATCCAAACATCCATCGTCATTGCGTTCCCAGGCTTTGCGGAACTTTTTAATAACTTCTCCATCCACTGTTGTATATAGCAAACTATTGCCTTCTTTCTTTAAAAGTTCTTTGCCTTCAATTAGGTCCACTAGTCCACTGTACACATTCATACCAGTTTCATACGGGATTTTGACTTGTACACTTTCAAAGGGCTTGGCATAGCGTGTTTTCATGATCTTGCAAGCAGCTCTAATACCGTTTACTTCACTTACTTTGTTGCCATCTTCGTCCTCTTTTAACTTTAACTTGCGCATGGCAACCACAATGCTGCTGGCATAGATAAAACCTTGTCCGCCCGATATTTTGTCATCGGGATCAAACATGTCTTGACTGGCATAGGTGTGTGCAGTACATACCAAACCCAAGTTCAAGTTACCAAACATGTTTACACAATTACGCACCAATGATGCCAATGCTTTGGGTTTACGTCCCATGTCGCCTTTCATGTCGCCTGCTTCAAATTGATTGACATCCGTGGGTGTTAGCAACATGCCCAAACTGTCCACTATAAACAACACCTTGGGACGTTCTGTTTCGGGTAGTGTTTTGTATTCTTTAACAAACTCACTGACCATTTTGGCCACGTCATCAATCATGGCCATGTTTAATTTGAGTAACTTGTCTTCGCTTGTGTCGACCCCAAGAGCATGCAGCCATTTTTCATCTAGGGCATTTTCTGTATCAATCAAGATAACATAAATACCTGCTTTTTGTGCATTTGCCACTAGGTTACCGCTGCAAATAAAACTTTTACCTGCACCCGATTCGCCGGCAAATACTGTTACCTTGCCCAGTGGTACACCCTTGCCAAAGTCTCCCGAGATCAAATAGTTTAGTGCATAGTTGTTGGTACTGATCCAGTCCGTGGGGTCATTGAAGCCCACTGAAATTCCATCAATACTCTTTGTAATACTTTTTCTAAATTTACTTACGTCGAATGGTTTTGCCATGATTGATTTCCTTCTATAGTATAATATTAACAGGTTTTTTGGAATATGTCAACAGGCACATTCCGTTTAATTAATTCTAAAAATTCTAATTCTTTTTCAGCTTTTGGTGAGCAGAACCCACATACGCATCTTTTCTTAACGCATTTGATAATTGGCATGTTGCCATCAAGTTGGTGTTTTAAAGTTTGAATGATAGCGCCAGACTCCGATAAGTTGCCCAATGGCTCGACCCGTCCAGTGGTGCTGGTTTTACAGTCTTTATTTGTGTATACTGCCCCATCAAGTTGACGTACAAACAAAAAGAACCAATTGACACTACAACTCCAATTTTTAAATCCTTGCCGTGGTATAAAAGTTTCCCGAGAACGCAAATTGCCGTTAGTGCTTAATAATCTACCACCGCAACATTGCCGTCCTTGTTCAATGACCACTGCAGGCTTAACAAACTGCATTGGATGTTCATTAGGGCGTAATGTCCTCAATTGTTCTACACTATATGCCCATTGGTCCCCAATATTATCCAATGGTTTTACTATGTGTTTGATGTTATGCGTTTTGCAAAATGCTATCGCAGCCAGGCACCTATCCCATAACACAGGATTATTATGCATTAATATTATACATTTAACCCGCACATCACGGTCTATAATTGTTTTAATATTTGCGAGCGATTGATCACGTTGTTTTTCTAAGGATTCGGCGTGGAATGTAACTGTAAACTCGTCAATGAGTGGTAGTATTCGCTCTAATAGATTTTGTCCAATGACCGCATTAGTTGTGCAAGTTACGGTTAAATGCCAATTGGATTGATATTGAGCGTATTTATTTTTACAGGCTTCAAGTATCTCTACAATGTCTGGATGAAATAAACTTTCACCACCATAGACATTTAATACAACCTTACGTTGATTAGATTTTTTATGCTGCATATACAAGTCAACATACTCATACATAAAATCAATTGACCGTAGACATTCTTCTAAAGGTGGATGTTGTGTAGCATTATCGTGGCCACCATCAATACCGGTACCACAGTATGTGCAGTCTAAGTTACATAACTTAGTCAATTCCCAATCTAATAAAAAACTAGGAGTATTGGCAGGATCTAAAGCAAATGCAATAGACTTTACATTATTCATTGATAATTATTTCCTTGATATACTGATGATTTTGTATCAATTGCCATTTAGCCAAGTCAACAGTTCCTAGGGGAATTCTGCCATGCCCCAAACGTTTATTATAGGGATCTATATCATTGTCTTTGAGCCAAGTCAAATAGTTTNTGTCAGCAAAACAATTGTAAGACTCAATTGATAACATAGCTTCGCCGCTGTAATAATGTAAGTTAGCAAACCCGGGATAATCAATTGACAAGTTGTCCTGGTATAAATCAATAAATTCTTTCCCTAACTCAGCATAGTGAAGATATAAGGTGCCAGGGCTATGTTCAAACTCAAAATACTGATAATCGGATTCTGCTAGCGGATGCCGTCTATATTGGTCTTTGTTAAAACTTATATAAAACTCATTTACCAGTATTTTATTGTCTTCAAGCCTATGTATATAAAAATTTAAATTACGTATTGCTGTTTTCAATTCTTTATTAGCAACACTGAATAAACGAGTGGGCTTACCAAACTTACCGCTTAACTGTTCAAATTTTGAGTGCAAGTAATTGAAGTATTCTTGAGAATGGTCTGTCTCAATTTCGATAAAACCCTTCATGTACTTGTTGATTGTGACACAAGCATTATTTAAAATTTGTTCAGCGTTGCTTAAAGTCAGCAAGCCCGAAAACGCTTCTTGTTGATTAAACTCACAATTGTCTAGGCACCAACGCAATTCTTCTATCCATTTATGTACAAAATTATTATCGTTGAGTTTGATGTCAAAAGACGCCTCGCCCGAGACGCCTAGAACAACTGTTAACCTCATTTAAGTAGTAGATTTGCGATTTCTAATCATGGCCAAGATATCCTCGGCCTTTTGACTACTTGGTTTTGTTGCCGGTGTTGCTGCTGCAACAGTGGCCACCGGGGCATCATCGTCTTCAATGTCTTCTGCCACAACAGGTGCTGCCACTCCAACAACCGGTTTGGGTTGCGCTACCGGGGTAGCTGGTGCTAGTGCATCTGCATCAACACCGGCACCTCCTTGGAAACCACTGGGTTTGTAGTAGTTGCTCCAACGCTCTGCATCGTATGGTTGTCCATCTACACTAGCTTCAAACATTTCCTTGATTACTCGCAGTTCAACGTCGGTGGGCTTCTTGGGCAAAAAGTCTGCTAGGTCATATAACCCATGCTTTTCAATTGCTTCAGCTTCATCTGCATTAAGTGCAGTTTCTTTGCGACTCCAAGTACTGGTATTGTAGTCGGCATAACCGCCCTTGCTGGTTTTCTTGACATTGAAGTCAAGTCCTGCTGCATAGTCAGTGGGTAAATTTTCCATGTCGGGATCCATTAGCGCATTTTTAATTAAATTAAAAATCTGTGGACTAATGATAAATCTACGAATGGGATTTTCTGGGGTCTTGTCATCGCTCATGGGGTTTTCTCTTACAAAACCTTGGAACAAATAACTACGCTTCTTCCAATATTTACGACCCATTTCTTCTAGATTGGGGTCTTTGAACCAAGGACGAACTTCGGCCAAGATTGGGCAGGGAACATCATTGCCCCACATTTCCATACAGGGCACTTGTACAGTAACTGGTTTACTGTCGGCTTGTCCTTTAATGCCCGCGAATGGTAAACGAATCATTGCTCGTTCTACCCAGAAAAAGTTGTTCTTGGTGTTTGCGTCGGGAAGGAATCTCAAGCGAGCAGTTGTATTCTCGGGAATATTCCAGTGTGCGAAGATCGCATTGTCGCCCTGTGTTTTACCGCTTCCACGGTTTTCGTTTGCTTGTAGTTTTGCTCTAATTTCTGCTAGTGTCATGGCCATAATGTTCTCCTTAATGTATGCCTTAATGTTTTGTGCCTAAATATACAATGCACTCCCGCATTGTATAATAATATTTATGCCTAGTCAAGGCAAAAGGAGAATTTAGTTCTCCTTTTTGTTTTCATCAAATCCAATTATGTTTTATTTACTTGCCTTTTCCTACATTGGCTGGACGAGCAGCTCCTAGGCTTGTTCCCATAAATCCCTTGGCTGGTTTGTTGGTAACTCGTGTACCTGGTTGAGTATCTGGATTATCACTACCCGCTATTGATATCCTATCTGGACTAACTCGGTGTTGATTAGCACTGCCTTGAGATCCAGGTTTTAATCCACCTATACGACGCTCTTTAGCATCCCATCTTCCATAATTGGCAATGCGGGCCAGTTCATCTCGTTGATCTTGATTTTGCGGATCATAAAGTTTTCCAGTTCTCGGGTCAATTCCTTGAACTCTAACAACTTCGTCTAGTTCAGCTTCAGTGATTATGTCTGCGTATTTTCTAAAAAATTTTGGATCCATGTCAATTCCTTTTATATATTTATTTATATTTAGCCAATCCAGCCAATCTACGCATGAACGCCAATGGGTCTGCACTTTCTGTTTGCGCATTTGCTACACTGGGTCCTGTGCCCGGTGCTCCAACTACACCTTGACCCTGTGCTTGAGCCTGTTGCTGAGCCGCATCCGCTTGGTTTTGTTGTGCCTGTGCTTGCAGTGGTTGGGTATTTTGAGTGTACAATTGATTGTACTTGTCGGCCAATTCAGTGTAGCCGTTGTCGCGCAACCATTCTATAACCACACCACGGCAGTCGGCTTCGTCAGCTGCATCGCCTTGACTGCTGGCAAAGGCCTGTAATTTATCAACTAGGCCATCGTCGCCAATGATCTCGTACAACGAAGCAGTGGCATTTTCTGCTCCTATGCCCACAGGAAATCTTTGTGCCATTAGTTGATCTAGTTCTTGTACTTCATGGTCTTGATCGGGCAGTGCCCAAGCACCTTCTGTGACTTCATTGGCCCAGGATTCAAACTCTTCACTCATTGGTGTATCTTGTTGTTGTTTGTGTTTCATATAAGCCCTATATACATACGGTAATGCTTCGTCGAATCGGTCGTTGTAGACTCGTTTGGCAAATCTGTCGCGTAACTCTTGTAGATCAATTTCATCATCTGTTGCATCAGGAGTGCGACTTTCTAGTTTGTAGTCTCCGTAGCCCCTACGTCCACCAATGTGTCGTAATTGGTGTTTCAATTGGTTGTATCGACTAACAGCAGCATGTGCCATTTCACTTGTGTCGGTATCTTCAAATTGTCTGCGTTGTGCCCCACGAACAAAATGCTTCATGGCTTCCATTTCGGTCACCATGTTGGCAATGTCCAAGCCCAGCTCGTCTTCAACTCTACCGCCTTGGCTACAATGTTGTGCCATTGCTCTAGCACCGTGTAGGTTCTTAAATGGCAATAGGAAACGTTCGCCTAGGTGTGTTTCAACAAACACACTTTCAACATTGCGTGTACGAGCACCACGCTTTTCTTCATCCACATTGTCACTGTGACGTACAATAATTCTTACTGGTCCGCATTCTTGATAACTGCTACGACTTGTTCCGTGCATGCGGCTTTCGTTGACTGAGATATCATCAGTGTCTAATGTTGAATCGGCTCGTGTCTGTTGTTTAACATCTTTGACTTCTAGATTCTTTTTGGCAATGTCGCGGGTATCAAAACTCAATAAATTACGTTTGGCAAATTTTCGTATACCGCGCAAAAATCCATACCACTTGTCTTCAGCAGACGCGGTATCACCATTATCTCCAAGTATATTTTTATCGATTTCTTGAAGTTTTGACACCATGTCTTGTCTGTAATACAGTTTTAAACCAGTATCATCAATTAAACTGATTGTGATATTGCCAATTTTTTCACCGTCAATATCATAATCAAAATTAATAAATCGGGCTTTTTCTGGATCAGTGGTGGCCTTGCTGTGTTCATCACCCAATCTAACGTTGTCAAATCTTGTGCGAATTTTGTCGAACAATTCTGATGCAATATTTTTTAATTCTCTCATAAACCTAGGTATTCCGCAGTATTACTTATTTATGTTTAAATCATAATGAAGGGCAAAGGTTCTCGGAAATCATCCATTGTACGCAATGTCTCGTCTATATTGGGATCAAATTGTTGTATCAACTGCATCATGCGCACTACCAGCAACATGGCCATAACTAAATCATCGTGTTCGCCGATTTTTGCTGCAAAACTTGTACCTTTGGCCACAAAACTCTTGAGTTCTGACAACAACATTTTACTAGCTATTTTTAACTTACCGGTTTCAATCCAACTTTTTAACTTGCTGCAATTGGCAATTTTACTTTTATTGCTGGTGGTAAAACCCTTACGGAAAGGGCGCGGATTACCACTGGCAATACTTTCGCTCAAAAAGTATCCACGAATATTTTCTTCCCCAATTTCTGATATACACACCAGTGCGGCTTCACCCAATGTATTGTTTTCCACACTGTAGTATAAATCAGAGTCTGTACCAATTTGATCATAAATGTACTGATTAATTTCTTTAAGGATAGCAACTTGTCGTTGGACCGGAGTTTTATTGTCTCGCCACTCACCCACTTGCATCATACTGGGCAACTCCACAATCTGTATGGCCGCAGGATCGCTGCCAGTGCCCAAACTAGGGTCCAATGCAATCACATATATATTACCCTTACTGGGCTTTCGATACCAACGCACTTGTCCTTGCCGCTCAATGGGTTCAATGCCCGCCATCTCAACCAGTTTCAATGGGTTGATCAAGGTCTCGTCGAAAATAATAAATTCGCACATCATTTCTCTACGGAAACGTTCCTCGCCCAGTTGTGCTCGCATTTGCGCAGCCCAGGCTTCGTCACGTCCGGGAGTTTCTTGCCACTTGCTGGTAAATGCTCGAAATCCATTTTTACCTAAAGGAGTTGTGTTGCCTTGTGCATCAAAGCAATCATTGGCTGCACGCCATATTTGTGCAAACTGATCTTCGTCTGAATTGGGAGTTGATGTAATAATACATTTACCACCTGTACTTAAAGTAGGAGTAATTGAAGTCCAAAATTCCGATGCAATAGTGGGTCGAACGAATGCAAACTCATCACAGTAGAGTAGAGATATACTCATACCACGACCGGTGTTTTCTGTTGTGGTTTGACTCACTATACGACTGCCGTTTTCAAAGTCCAGGCTTCCTTTGTTGTAACTGGTAACTCCGGCACGTACAAAGTCCGGACAGTTTTCATAACTGTATCTTATACGTTGCATGATCTCTTGAGCACCCAAATACTTGTGGGCCGCAACAAGAATTGTTGAGTCAGGAACAAACATTGCAAACCATAGCAAGTATCCTGCAGCACTTATGGTTTTACCTGTTTGGCGGGGCATTAACGAGATTGAAAATCTGTTG